TATCATCCACTACACTACCAGGATTATTAGGTCCCTGAGAATCCAAAGTGCCGGCTGTTGGAATTAGGATTGATGATGCAAGTAATGTACTCGCTATCAAGAATTCTTTCCATCTACGCAATATGATTTTCCGTAGCAGAAACGTAATACATCCCGCAAGGCTAAACGTTAGTAAAATCTCAAGAGGAAGAGAGATGCTGATTCCGAATAGTCCAAACAATCCAAGAAACCCCCATGATAGTAAAGCAAATACTATCACCAGTATAGCTAAATCTCTGGCCCTCATATTATCGACACCTGCATAAATCCAACACACTGCACATAGTCATCATCACCAATACCTGCACCAGAATAGATTACCCGAATTGTTATGTCCCCTGCGGTGGATGCAAGAGGCGAGCCTATCTCGACTGTATTACTAGAGCAAGCATACACGACTGTACTTCCAGAGAGCATTTCAATACGGAGCCCATTTACCGTATTTCCGTTGATATCACTTATCTGGGCCATCCAGAGATATGCCGCTTTATTTTCAGGAGTTGTGAATCGAGCTAATCGAATATAACGATTGCCTTTTATCCCAACAGCAGGAACGCTAAATGTAAGTGGTGGAGAGGCATTCTTCCAGTCTCCTAAATATGTGAGGACTTGCCCAGAAGAAGGCGAAGAGATTGTGGTATCGCTTAAATCATCAAGTGCATGTGTATGAGTTGCGGATGCAAAAGAACTGCTATCGTAATCAGAAGATTTAATCTTATCTTCACCCGAATCGTATATCAAAAATTTCCCAGCAGTAAATGATGAATTGTTAGTTCCGCCCTTACCGATGGCTAAGATGCCTGTAGCGTTAGATAAATCCCTATCTGCAGAGTGATAATGCAGGTCTGTATCACCGCCTCCAGTTAACGCACTTTTCTGCCCAGAGGTAAGGTGAATAGATGAATCTTGAGAATGATTATAGGCAGTATCCCAATTGGCCGAATTGTCAGCTATATATGATGTGGAGCCACCAGCGATTTTAACCAAACCATTGAAAGAAGATACATCAGCATTAAGGCCTCCCCGTTGATAAGCTAGAGTCCCAGAAGTGATATCCGATGCGTCATGAGTGTGACTGGCAGCAGCAAACGAAGACTCGTTATATGATGTTGATGCAAGCTTACTCCCATCATATGCTATGAACATCCCAGAGGTAAACGTTGTGTTATTTGTTCCGCCATGACTTATAGCAAGCACACCAGTTGCATTTGACAAGTCCCTGTCACTTGAATGATAGTGCAGAGAGCTATCTCCTCCATCAGTCAAATCATCACGTTGAGTTATTGTAAGTTTACCATAAGTGGTGCCATCAGGAATATCATCGAGGGAGACTTGATTTGTGCCAGTTCCCCAATCTATATGACTGCTCTTTACTGTATCATCAGCGTCTTGGATTGCACCAACTTGAGCGTAAGTCACATTGTGGGGATTGGAAGTGTTTGTAACATGGTCATGACCAGCAGATGACGGGAAGTAATTAGCATCACACTGGCTTTTAGTATAATACCGGTCGTCATGTATATGAGAGCCAGAAGCCACTTGATTGCTACCAGTTCCAATCTTTCCTTCATCAACTAAGTCATCATACGCAGAGAATCTTGCCGTTGAGAGTGTGCCAGATGTAATGTCACTTGCGTCATGAGTATGGCTAGCTGAAGCGAAAGAAGCTGAATTATAACTTGTAGAGGCGAGTTTAGTGCCATCATAGGCTATGAAATATCCATTTGAGAAAGATGTGTTGTTAGTACCTCCGTGAGCTATACTGAGAACTCCAGTCGCATTACTTAAATCTCGGTCAGCTGAATGGTAATGAAGTGTGGTATCACCACCACCGGTTAAATCCGCCTTCTGAGATGATGTTAAATGAACGTTAAGATCATTCATATGTTCATCAAGTTGACCAGAAATGCCCTCTGTATAGTCTACAAAGTCATTCCAGTCTTCTGCTTTGATGATATCGCCTGGAGATTTCGTATCATTAAACGCCATTTAACTATTCATATTTCACTTCAACATTACCATTCTCATCAACATACAATATCACTTTATAGTTGCGTCCACCGATAGTCTCCTGATATCCAACTGCATAAAGTCTCCACCTATTTTCCCTTGAATATTGCCGACCAGTGACCTGTTTAAGTTCGAGATAGCCACCACACTCGGAACAGTGCCCGCTACCACCCTTCTCTGGTGGTGTGTTCTTCGTATCAGTAAATTTCTCATATCGCTTTCCACAATCTTTGCAGACCCAATAGTCATGAGCTCCGCATTTGGGACATATCGGTGATGTCCAAACTTCATCTCCAAAGAATTTCGTCGCTTGAAACATATGACCGCATGCTTCACACACTCTGAACCGTTCTAAAGATATGAAGTTTTTCATAAACAGGATATAACGTTTCGGAGGAGTGATATTAACCTCAACCTTAGGTAAGAAAGGATTAGCGATGGCAGGAGTGCCATGTTCATTTAACTTAGCAGCGAAATCATAGGTAATGGGATACCAGCCTATCTTTACCAATTTATCATTTTGAATCTCATAGATGGATTTTGGCTTGTAGTCTGGTGGCTCGTATTGAGCAAGTTGGCTGCCATCATCGTAATGAGCTATCCAATAATAAACTACAGGATGAGTGTGTGGCTTGTATGCCATATCACCCGCCTTGTATGGCATGTTCCTCAATACATTCATACAGATCACGCCTCTTCGTAGACAAAGGTTGCTGTCACGTCTGGTTTTGAACCGGGTGTTGCGCCAGGCCCTACAATAAGCTGTGTTACGACTATACGGGACTTGCCGGTCTCACCAGCACCGACCACCTGTCCAGAGTGCACCATAAGGGCATTGTCTGAGGAATCAAAGTTCGTGATACTCATCTTCTTTCCAGGACATGCAGAGTAATACGAATGCGTAGTTTCTATCGGATCACCAGTTTGACCCTCAGTACCAGTTGCTTGGTCATATTCGCTCTGTGGACAACCCTGGGAGAGTGTTCTGCAATCAGATACAGAGCTAGATGAAACACCGACTATTAAATCACCACCAGTTCCAAGCTCCCAGTCATCATGTGGATTGTTTGACCATGTCTGATAGTATTTGACGTTCTTGATATAAGATGACGGTCCAGACGTAATGTCCAGGCAGTGGCTCTTCCAATAGGACCTATTTGTTCCGGACTCTGGAATTGGTATTGGATAATTCGCTGCCTCACTAACAGATGCGGTGTCTTTTGTGCAATATCTCGAACCACTTCCCGCTGCCGTACTCTTCTCCGTGTAAGTTGGACTTCCTTCCGGTCCAGTTATCTCGACTATCTTAACAGTTGCTACCATATCCTTATTCTTATCCTATCCGACATAACACATTAGACGCTCCAGACATTCGCTTTAGCAAATTTAAAGTAACGTTTTCCAGTCTTCTGTCGCAACATAGCTAAAGCCATCTGACGATAGATTGCATAAGCGTTATATGGTTCCTTCCCGTATTTATCCGAAATCTTATAGCTGTAATCGCCTAACTTTTCGGAGATGATCACGTTATATTTCTTGGAAATAGCCGGATTTTGGATTATCTGGGATACTACAAGGAGTAATGCCGGTATCTTTGCATCTTCTCGACTCGGCATCTTGCCATCGAAATAGGCATCAGCGATATATTTCTCTATAGCCTCGATTTTTAAGAGCAGCTCTGCCTTTGAGATATCATCATACGAGAGCGGTGGACTGAAGAAATTACGCACCTCATATTCTTGAACTAGTTTTGGCTGATAGTCGGCCATACTAATCGCCTATATGTGGCAACTCCCTTAAATCATAAAATTCTGGACTCTTGACTGATGGATCGAATATGAATGGCTCGTCTGTAACAGTATAAGTCCATGGATTTGTTCTTCCACCGCCTTTAGGAACTTCTAAATCCAGACGGTCGTGATATCTGCTGGGAATATTGGACCTACTTATAAGTCCTATTTTCCGCATTTCTTCAGCTGCATTTCGCATCCAGAATTCTTTACCGCATCCGCTATGCATATTAATTAAGAGGAATGGGAAGGACATTAACAACATCTCTTTTGCCGGTAATTAGATGACTAACCTGATTACTTCGCAAGTATTCTTACACCAGCGTCGTCGTGAAGCAGTCCAACACCGAATCTCATCTTAGCTGTTATACCGACTAAGTCTCTGATTGGGTCTTCATACTGTGAAATTGTTATGTCATCTCTCATCACTATAACTGCAGAGTTGTTGCTGTCAAGCACAAGAGCATAGTAGTGATTTGCAGCATCAGTTCCGTCCCAGTAAACTCCAGAGTTCTCACTTGGCGTAACACTCAGCGTGTATGGCTTGAGGCCAAGAAGTCTCGGTATGGTTCCTTCTCTCAGCGGAGTCTCAGTGCCTGCATATGCAACGTAGACCAGGTTGCTGTCCTGAAGCAGATATCCTTCTGCAGCTGGATGTGTAATCAGTGTGTCTGGCATCCAGTGCTTTTCTTTAACTTTCGAGATTGCAGTTGCAATATCCGTCACGGCGATGTGGCTGCCAGCTGGGTCCACAGCCGTTATGCCATCAAGTTCTTTGAGCAATGTTTCGAGCACTACTCTATTCAGGGTGTTTTCCAGTCTGAGTCCAGCCTTCTTAATCTCATGCTCTACGATGTTGAAGAGGCAGTCATCAATCATCTCTTTCGTAATCAGCGGTCTGGTTGCATACTTCTTAACCTCCACGTCTACCTTGCTGTAAGACTCCTCATTGACTGGTACTGCAGCACCCTCGGCAACCTCATCCGCATAAGCACCTGCACCTCCTACGATGAACCTTACACTGTAGCTAGATGTTTTCTGGATTGGAAAGACGTTTCTGACGCACTTCGCTGGCTCTGCGCCCTCATAGACTTTCTTTATGACCTCCTCCTGCAGAAGTGTGGTCTCTGTTATGTCTTCGGCCTGGAGGAGCATCTTTACTGCACGCTCTCCGACGACTTTCTTGAATGATTCTGAATTGAGCATCCTCTTTCTCTCCGAGTTACCGGCAAATGCGTATTCCAAGAGCTTTACAAATCTACTTGCCATATCACTTAAGACTTATTTAGACATTACGACATTAGGACATGTTGAACATAACTACAAGAGCAGGACTTTACCAACACCAGGCAGGCTTGAAGGCGCTTCTACCAGTATGCCCATTACCCTTCCAGTACCATTTGTATCGAGATATCCGTTTGAATATTTCAGAGTTGCGCCTATCGTATCAGAGCCAGTACCAGATATCATCGCCTTAACTATGTTCCCAGGGCCCCAAACAAGCACCGTTTCTCCATCAGATGCATCATAAGCTGCAATTCCTATTCCATTTGCGCTCGTAGAGTTCGGAACTCCGACTTTCATATCATCCATTGGAACTACAGCCTGTCCGGCATAAATTGTCCCGCTTGCCTTGAAAGAAAGCATTGCACCCTCTGGGATTACCTCAATCGGCTGACTCGGACTTGTCCACGCCATATTCTCCATCCATTATGTTCTTTTAACAGATAACAGACATCAGTCTACATTCAGCGTTATCTCATCGCCTTTTATTATTACTGGACTCTCCTCTGCTATTTCATCATCCTCCTTGACCACCACAGTCTCAGGTTCTTTGGGCTCTTCCTCTGTCTTCTTCTCTTCCTCTTTCTTCTCACTAGCTTGCTTTATTTGCTCCTCAAGAGACTTAATAGCATCATCCTTAGCCTTTGCAGCTATCTTTAACTCTTCAAGTTCTTTCTTAATGTATTTCAAGCTCTCGATTTCCTCATAGAACTTATCGAGTGCCTCTGTAACCATCTCATGCCATTCAGCTTTCTCTGGATATGGATACTTACTCGGGTACGGATATGTGCTTGGGAACGGATATGGATAGCCACCTCTCCTAAGGTTCTCCAGCATTGTCAGGACTGTATCAAGCTTTTCTTGGATTTTCTTTGGCACATCCTGATATATTTCCTTAAGCACTGCTGCAATAGCTCCGACTAGCCCTCCTTTTTCCTCAGTTTCCTCAGCCTCCTCTTCTTCCTCCTCTTCCTCGTCCTGCTTATTCGCTAATTCCTGTATGACTTTCTCGAGAGCCTCCACTCTTCGCTCAAGAGCCTCTAGTTTAAGCTCCTCGGATTTTGTCTCTTCTGTCACCTCCTCTGTGCTGTCAACTACTAATTCCTCTTCCATACTTTCACCTATATTTTCACATGCATCACATTTCGACAATATTATAAAGCCTGATTTCTCATTCACCGGATTTTTGCAGACTGATACCTCGAATATGTTTATTTTATCTATGATGTTATAGCATTTCTCCTCATCACATTCTTGGTGGGAACGAATAATCTCTCCAGCTATAGAAAACCCATTGTACTCTCCAGCTAATATTTTCTCCCATACCTTGTTTGCAATTTCCAAATCATCTCGAATTTCAGCAACGATGAATAAGCCCTTGTCGTCAACATGGGTCTTTATTCCATTATATTCGGGCAAAATCTTACCAATTTGTATGTTGTTATGTGTAAGCATTATATTTGCATAAGCTGGGTCAGATAATAGCGTTTTGATGCCCTCTTTGAGAGCACTTATGGGAATTACATCGCCACTCTTATCGATTTCTACAACGGATGCATAACCAGCAATCACTCGTTTCTTCGATTTATCCACAACTTTAAACGGGCCAAACATGTGGATAGATTCAGCTTCGCCCATTTGAACTATGGAAGGATTGGATATAGGCATCATAGTGTCCTCATATATAGGCACATAGGGCGTAAATGGACCGGAATTTGTATAGTGAATGTGAACATATTTTGCTACCTCATCATACGGGACTCCGAGAATATCAGAAAACATTCGGTAAATCCGGAAATCAAACGCCATCTTCTGTTGAGGTGACCAGTCCTCACCACGGACCACTATATCGATATCGTTGTCCGACTGACCATGTGTAGCTAAAGAACCAACGATAAACGCAACAGGCTTTCGCACAGAGAATGGCTTCAGTTTCGGAAGGATGTCCTTTAACCGGATAATCCTTTTTCCAGTACCTCTTCCAGATGGAGGTATTGGTGCATATTCTAATTCGGCCTTTCTAGTCTCCTCAATCAGAGTTTCTAAATCCATAAGTGCCACATTATACTAATAATTCCCAGCAACACAGACAGGACTAATCCCGTAGTTATCCACCAGTATAGACTGATTTTCGTCTCCACGACAGACACCCTATCTTCGAGGTCCCTTATTCGTTTCTCGAGGCTAGCAATTCCGGAGATTCGTACACGTTCCTCATCCTTAATCATGTTATATAAATCATCGTCTGATTTAGCGAGCTTTTCAAGGGTAGTAATTACTTTCCCGGAGAATTCGCCAAACTTCTCCTCATCTATTGGCATATTACTTCTTTAGAATTTCGAGGACCAGCATACGTAGTTCTTCTATGGCTTTCCAGACGCCATTCATGATTGACTCCTAATAATTACCGACATCCTAACTTTTTACGGAACAGAGATACAGATTCGTCCCTGTACGCTTCCCTACCAAATTTCTTCAGTTCCTCAGCCTTTATTGGATAATAGTGGCCGCAATCAGCATGAAGGATGGAGTCCATAGGGAATGGATCATCTGTAGCCTTCCAAACCCACCAGCGTTTATCTTTACCGGCTCTGAAGCACCTTATTATAAATCTACCATTAAACAGCTCTTTGTTTCGCTTAGGCAATTTCCCACTAGGATATAGGAAGTATTCATGTAAATCTGGACGTTGAACTCCAGCCTTTACCTTTCCTAGCCATATCGCACACATATACGCATCTTTATATGCGGTGGCGCCTACGTCACCCGCTTCGATGATATATGATTTATCAAAGAGGACATATTTCTCTATTAGTTTCGCATCCTCGGGACCAATAATTAATTCTTTTTCCGCCTTTACTGTCGTGCTTGGTTCTTGAGCAGACGGCTTTACTATAGCTAGGCCTTTTGATACATTACCTGTCCTAGGGTCCCGTCTACCTATCAGCGTGTCAAAGTAATCTGGGATAGCATTTTGTGTTATGACCCATTGAACAAACGCGTTTTTAAACTTCATTCGCAGATCAACATGGATGGAGTGACCTTCTATAAGTTTTGCAAAGGAGAGCTTACCTCTCTGATATGCTTGCGTATCATCTGGGTCTAAACCTCTAATATGCATTTGCGCCCAGGCAATGCCCTCATCATAATTAACATAGCAAATCTTTGGCAAGGGCTTAAGCTCCTCAGCAATTTCCTCGTATATCTCCTCGGGAATACGCTTCTTCTCCAGCCAGCTACAAACATCCTCC